GTTTGATGCAAATATACGAAAAGTAACGCACTTAAAAAAGTATGGAGAATATGTATACGAAATAACAAAATACTACTACCATCATAATCAATATGCCTATTATCTCTTCCTTTGGATTTTGTATGTTCATTAATAGCTGTTTTTACTATACACCTTGCCGATAGTAATGGCTTGACCAATGTCACCACGTTGGAATGATATGTATTCTCTTGGGAAAGTGTAACAAATAAAGTATCTCGTTAAGTCAACAAAGTGACCATAAGGTTGATAACTTACTTTAGTAACAGGGTCGGTTACTGGCTTCTTATCCACACCACCATTCTTATCTTCCTTTGTGTATTCATAATCGGCTATCACTAACTTACATCTCTTATCAACTCGATACTTCAATCCTTGTACTTGATTGGCAAGTATCTCGTTAAAGAAGTCAGCCGACATTCTTACTGATGGGTTACTACTCATCACCGCCCTACGAGGTGCAAACTCTTTTAGTCCTGCCATTATGATGTAAAACAAATCGTGTCCTTGCTCTTGCTTAACATCTGCTTTCTTACTCGTTGCATCACCACCAATGTACACCGCTTCCTTATGACCCCAAGCACGAAGTTTTCTTGTTAACTCACGGCACATAGTTGTAGTGTTGTTCTCAGGGTTGCGAAGTGCTAAGTAGTCAATCATATAGAAGGTCTTCTCATCCTTACTGACTTGAAAGATACCACAAGGAAAATAAGGGTTAACATTCTCATCAAAGATAAGATGCAAAGCTAACGATGGATTATACTCACAATCTGAAACGTGGTCTTCACTTCGCCACGACTTTAAGAACTCACCACCGAAGACGGTCTTACCCCATTCGCCTAAGACATTCACCTTATATGAGTTATAACTACGAGTCTTCAATGCTTCATATCTACTTATAAGTGCATCATCTCGATAACCATACTTACCATTCGGTGAGCCGACTATCCAATAGTTATCTTTGTATGTTGTTCTAATGATAATAGTGCTACCATCTTCTGAGATACGAACAAAACTATCAGGTGAAGGTAATGTGCCGTATTTGGTTGTATCGGTCCACTTGTTGATGTCTACCAAATCAGTCTTAACCCACGAGTTCTCATCCACAGGATTCCAAGATGCAAATATCTTCTGACCTTTGATACCACGAAGTGATAAGTCAAATTGCTCGTATTCGGTATAGTCAAAGTGATTTAACTCATCAAGATAGACGTATTTGTAAGATTCAATACCTTTAGCTTTTTCAGGGTCATCAAGACCTTTAAGAACTATTTCCGAACCATTCAACTTATTGCGATAAGCAAATTCTAATTTCTCAAAGGCTGGGTAAACGTGCATTCCGTCAATAGCAAGATTAAAAGACTTTTTTAATGTAGTCTTTATGATTGTGGATTCCTTTCTAAAAGCAATAGAAGATGAAGAATGAAATACTGATTCTTTAGATAAGAATTGACATATACTAACGGTCTTAGATGATGATTTACCTCCGTATATCAATACAGTTCTAATATTATCGTCTTCCTTTATCTTATTTATAATAAAGTAAAGAGGATTAAACCAATCACTATCAAGTATTACTGCCATTGGTATATTGTTCTTCTGCTAACTCTTTACCCATCTTTGGTATAGTAACATCAACTGCTGACTTTTCAACAAGACCATTTAAGCGTTGTGTGATGCTTGGATTGTATATTCCTGACATACCTCCTTCTATCTGATGAGTCCTAATAGTTTTCCTTATACGTTGACAGATGGGCAAATAATCTGTGTATTTACCATCCAAATTAGAAAAATAATTACCCAAATCACTTATAATACCATTATCATAACACCAACATTCAAACCCATCTAATGTAATAGGTCTTTCTTTCTCTCTATATACCATATTGGCATCCTTACCAACGTAATCTTGTACTAAAATAGGATTACTTTTAACTTCTTTTCTATAATTCTCAAAGTGTTCCCACATCTTCTCTGGAGTCTCAATATATTTATGTTTTCCCATAGTAATGCAAAGTTACAACAGAAATATCAATACCCAATAACATAACTAATGTAATGTAACACTACACTACACTACAAGTAACATTATAAAGATAAACAACTGCGCTTTTTCTCCGTTAGTAGGAAAGTGTTAAAACCGCTAACATCATCGAATTACTACACCATCAAGACGCTGACACACTTAGTCTTCGCTATATTGTGTTGATGTGTAGGCGCATTTGTTTATCTCTACTCAACTCGCATTATTGACTTTAACTGTTCCATAATCTCATCAGCCTTATCTCCCCAAAACATCTCACATTTACCATCTTTAATTGGAGATTCCGTGAAGTACCATTGATTTGTTGCATCCGCAGGTGATGTATACCGCTTACATTGTTCCTTTATTGGGCAGTTGATGCCTTTGCAGAGTGTGTCCATTATTTGTATGTTTTGTTGTAGAAATCTTCTGCTAAATCTTCAAAAGGTCCATAAATACAAGCATCAATTATCTGCTTTTTCTCCATCTTTAACGCTACTTGTTTAGATTTAATATAATCGTGTTCGTGTATTCTGATGGTAACCATATTTGATTCATCAACTTTGATATCAGATTCCAATGTTTCTATTAACCAGTTAACTGATGTTTTCTTGGATTCATCTAATGGACTACAATCACAAGTTGTTGTATGACCGCAATAACACTTAATCTGCTTAGGTTCTAATGCACCCTTTAATGACATATAGTTTTTGGCTCTTTCTTTAGCTTCATCGTTCTTCATAATGTGTCGTATACTTTACTTGTTTACGTTTACGTTGTGTCCTTTATTACCCATATACTCCTTAATCTTTCGCTTTGCATATTCATCAAAGTCTTGCATCTTACTTGCTGGTATTGTATAACTCTTGCTCTTAGTTGATGGCTCGTTATACATTGGTTTTCGTCCTGCGTTACGTTCGTTGTGTATTGGTTTACTCATATTATGTATGTTCTATTGTGCAAATATATGCAACTTAATTAATTATTGATACTTATTTAATAGGTTATCATAAAACCAAAAGAACTCTTCCATCGAATGAACAATTACATAGAAACCACCTGATAAGGTGATGCTTTCTTGATACTTCTTTTGCGCTTCCGATTGCTTGTCTTTCATCTTAATCTCAATCTTTACCGATATACCTACCTTATGTCCACCTATCATCACTCCGATGGTTGAATGGATGTCCGCCGTGCCTCGTGTTCCTTGACCAGGAGTAAAGGTTACACCTTGTGTACGATTGCCTATCTGTTCACCTGTTAAGCCATCTATGACCTTGTTAACTCTTGCCTGACCTTGATTACTTACTCTCTCCGCTTGATGTCCTTCGTATTTGAGATAATCGCATACACAAGCGGTCAAGCCGTTAGCCGTTGTGTCGGTTCTGCCGTAATGGTCAAAGCTATCTAGTTGAGGTGTAATGGATGGATACTTGGCTCGTGAGTATCTTTGTTTGGCTTGGATGATGCGTTGTTTTTCTTGTCTTGTCATTATATGTGTTTGAATAGATATGATATTACTTCGATTGTCCAACAATTGCCAAGCATCTTGTAGCGTTGAGAATTTGAAACGGATGCTGTATAATTATCCGCAACTGTCTGCAATCTTTCGCATTCTATTGGTGTAAGTCTACGGATGCGTGAGTTAAGTTTAACAAGTGCATTGCCTGATAATCCATTATCACTTCCTAAGCATAATGTAGGACTTTTCCCCCCCATACGTTCTCTAAAACCTTCATCATATCTGAAGTCCATACCTACTACCTGCACCGCATTAGTATTTGCACCATCTAAACACATAGATTTATTTTCATTATCAAGACACTTATCGCCACCTTCTGACCTTGCAAACCTATCTATTTCTTTCTCACTTAAAAAATACTTCTCCTCAACCTGCGATTCCAATATATCCTTCAACAATATCCCTCTATCTTTTGGTTGCTCAATAATAGATTCCATATCGCCAAACAATCCCATCGGTTTCATCCCCCAATTAATCCAATATATTCTTTTACGATTCTGAGCAGATACTAAAGCTGAATTAATATGTATACCACGAACACCGATTGCATTGCTCAATACTTTTTCCCATTTAGCACCCATTTCTACATTCTCAAGCAGAAATAATATATTAGGATTCTTAACTCTTAATTCCTCAAGTATTCGCATATATTCCCAAAACAAGTATGACTGTCCTTCAAACTCATAACCCTCAGATTTAAGTTGTAGGTAATGCTCAAGAGTTAATATCTCTTGCTCATCTTTGGTAGACATACCCTTGCGTTTACCTGCAAAACTGAATGATTGGCAAGGCGATCCACCAATCAATAAATCTATTTTTGGCAATTCTAATGCGTTAATATCAACTACACTTCCTAACTGAATTGTATCAGGATAGTTAGCCATCGTTACCTGAATTGCATATTTATCAATTTCCGATGCGTAATATGTATCAACATCTATCCCTGCACGTTCAAGTGCTTGATGCCCACAAGACATCCCATCAAATAAGCTAAGTACTTTCATCTTTCTATTGTTAGTCCTAACTGGACTATGAGTTTTATAAGGTTTTCGTTTCGTTGCGACATTGCGTTAAGTGTTGTTGGTATCGTGAACTCACCATTTCCGCTTCTAGGCGGTTCATCTTGTCGATTTTGAGTGAGATTAAATCCTTCCGTTGTGACGAGGTCAAATGTTCTCGTGTTACGCAGGATAATCGTTTTGCTTGTTGGCATAGTTTGAGGATGTTTGAGTTCATTTGTGGATAAGTTTATAAAGTTATCAACTGCGACATAGGTGCGACATTTTTAAGACCAATGTCGCAGTAAATGTCGCAGTAGTTTTTCAATGATACCAATGGTTTCAGAGCCTTACTGCGACATATGTCGCACTTTGCGTTTTCAAAATATTTTTTTACAAATTTCATTTTTGTAATCCTTTTTAGTAGGTGCGACATTCAAAATGTCGCAGTTGGTGTTAAATCGTTGATAGCATTGAGTTTGCAAGGAATATGAGGTGCGACATAGTGCGACATAGGTGCGACATTATTTGCTCAATTCAGCAATATATCTCTGAATTTGCTTCCTTGATACATTCAACAACTCGGCAACTTCACTTCTATTCAACTCAGGGTTAAGTGTGTATAACTCTTTGAATTTATCCTTTGTATTCATACTTTTATTAGCTATCATAGCCGTCTTCATTTCCTTAACTTCCATCGTGTTTACCTTAATCTTTTTAGCCATCGCTACAAAGTATTTAGATAACCGTTCAGCCTTTAGCATAGATTCCTTAGATATAAGCAAGGATGCCTCAGTTGGCTTCTCGGTCATATAACAATCAAGACAATGGATCAACAATGCGAAACGTGGTATATAAGACTTCTGCTTCGGCAACATTGACTTCATATATTCGTTCTCCTCATCAGAGTTTTGAACAGATGTAATCTCATTGAAGATACGCTTCCATTCAATACGAGCATCATCCGATAAACGTGCGATATAAGGGTCTATTTCCATATCAAGGTTATAGTTTACCACCCTACGCTTATAATGGTCATAAAACGCTTGTATTGCATTCGTATACCACTCCACCGCATCATACGGCATCTCGTTATCGTTATAGTGTTCTACTTCCAACTCAGGAAACGTAAGTAGCATCCTGTCAACGAATCCGTTATCCTTGTTCTCATCGGTATAGAAGGTATTGAGTATCGAAGGTTGTATACCACCAAGTACAGGAATCAATGGACGTTCAACAAATGAACCAACCCTTGACATCCGATTAAACGATACAGGCGAACCTGACCAAGTACTCAACCAAAACTCCAAGTCAGAACCCTCACGATACTTATTCATATCCTTGAACCAACCATTTAACTCATCCTTGAACACACCGACTGCGTTCTTCGATTGCTCGTGCAAGTCAACAAGTGCCTCAAGAGTGATGTCATTAGCTATGAACTGCGTCTTAACTGGCTTAGGAACATCCTCTACTTGCTTCTTCTCAGCTTCACTTGACTTGGAGTATACGGCATACTTCTCAGCGTGTTTGAGGTAAGACTTAATCTCTTTGGAGTTAATCTTCATCAAGGGATGGATGATGTTCTTAATACTTGGTGTCTTACCAAGTCCTGCCTTACCAACGACCGCTATCCATACGTTGGCAGTCTCAACCCATCCACGTTTAACTTCGATGTGTATAGAGTTCCCAACTACAATAGATGTCACCCATAACATAGAACAACCCATATAATCAATGCTACTATCAAGGGTGTTGTTGCACTCAATCATATAGTTCTGAATAGGTGCAGGGAAGATGTCAATAGGAAACTTTAAGTCATCAGTATTGATACTTGTCTTAATGCGATTCTCAGGTAATGGTTTCACGATCCTTGAGCCAAATCCCTTAGAGTATAACTCCTTACCTGCAAGACTCATATTACCATTGTGGTACTTATATGCGTATGCGATGAACGGAGTAATTAGTTTCTCGTTTGGATAGATAGTTCCAGTTGAGAATAGAAACATACAACCACTATCCTTGTACACATATCCTGACTGAGAAGATTCTGCTCCGTGTCGAAGGATAATATCGTGCTTGGATAACTTACGCACTATCTTAAAGTCCTCACCAATGATATCATAGATTGAAGTCTTCTCGTTATAGTCTTGCCACGGAGTAATGTTACTTGCATCGTATTCCTTAGTTATCTTCTTATCAGGTTGCAGTTGTTCTGATTGGTCAACGTAATTGTAAGTACGGCAGATTGACCACAAGATGCGTCTATCTCTCTCGCTAATCGTTTGGATTGATAGATAGTCTAACTTAGAGATTTGATTGTCATAAACAACCACATAGCCACCAATACCACGAGATTCAATGATGCACTCTTTATGTCCTTTGAGTTTGGCTATCTTAGAATTACCTTGAATAGTATCGCACTTGTAAAGGATATGGTATCCCTGGTTCTTAGTCTTGTAGATAACGAACTTGCGATGGAAGTCATCAATGTTATCTTTAAGGTAGGAATGTAGTTCGTGCCAAAATTCCTCTTGCTCAGGTAATGTTGGGAATACTTTTAAGTCAACATCAATAACTTCAAGGTTGTTATACCCTGTAAGGATGCCTATTATCTCAGTTTTAGCTGATGTTGTTTCGCCATTATATGCCTTAGCCATCTCAGGTTTCGTGATAGGAGTTGTTTGATACTCCTTCCAAGTGTGCATATTAGGTTTCTTGTTTGCAGATGCAGTTATAAGGCTAAACCCTGTGTCAAGTAATCTATAACATCTATCTAATGTAATCATATTGTGTACGTTTTTTATATACGTTAGTGAAAAAAATCAGGGAAGTAACGTATAACTTTTACGGATTTGCCGTCCAACCTGATTGTGCAAATGTAAGGGATTAATATTAGAAAGGAAGAGAATCCCCTAATGGATCACTCGGTTGCATCACTTCCGCTTGTACGGTCTCAATGTGCTGACCACTACCTTTAGCCTCTATCCTCCAAGCCTCAAGCGAATTGAAATACGATGTCTTACCATCCTTTGTCCATTCCTTCCCACGAATATTGAAGTGGATGGTAACCTGTTGCCCAGTTTGGAACTTGTCCAACAAAGGACATTTGTCTTGCGTCAGTTGGAATTGAAGATACTGCGGATACTCGCCATCCGTTTGCAGGATGAACTCACGCTTGGTGAACTTGTCGGATACTTGTACCGAATCTCGTTTGATTAATAGCCGACCATCGGCTGTGTACTTTTCTGTACTCATTGTATATGGTTGCTGAATCACAGCTTGTTTATATGTTATGTTATGCTATGCGCTATAACGTAGCGTGTAGCGATGAGTTATGCGTCACCTTGCAGACGCTTCGAAACATAATCTTTTACCATTTTTTTAATAGGTTCGACAAATTCAACTCGGACACGAAATGCAATAGTTTTTGTTTCATAGTCTGCTTTTTTACGACCAGAGAAGGGGCGTTTACCCCCTCTCGTTTCTTTTTTCTTTTTAGACATTTCCTGTTATTTGTATTGCATTCCCGTTTGTGTGATGTGAATGTGTTTTTGTGCCTGTTTTAAAAAAAGAAAATTGTTTTTCATAAAAGGTATTTACTCCATTGTTATCCCAACTTCTCAATGCTCTTAGTGTAAATTTATTATGTTCAACATTGCAAACTACACCTGTTTCAATCATTCCTTTTTCTTCAAAAGTTACAGTTTGATTAAGTTCTACTGTGTCAAATTTTCTTGCTTTCATTTTTATTTGTTTTTAATTATAGAACAAATATATAACCTATTTTGATAACTGCAAACATGTTTCAAAGTATTTTTAATTTATTTTTAAAATAGTTCGTAACTCATTGATTATCAAATAGAATAAAATACGCCCACCTCATACTCGAACGTTATCCGCACTTTACCACCTCAAACCTACTGATAATACACGCATCGCCACTATACCTCCTACGAGGCTCATACAAGGATGTTTTCAAGTTTGGTGCATTATGTCTTAGCAAGGTAACAAATCTCTCGTAAAGAGCATCTTGTGTATCTCTCATATTATTTACAACTTTAAGCGAATTGATGATAGTTGTATGGTCACGATACGAAAGGAATCTACCAATCTCGGAAAGGTTGTAACCATTCTCGTAAGCTATGTAGCAAAACAAATGTCTTGCCGTTGCGATGTCTAAAGTTCCACGACCACTATCTTGAATTTTCTTGATGGGGATGTTCAAACCTGTTGCGATGTCTATAAGTATTCTATCCATTGTTCGAAGTGTTTAATCCTAATCCATAATCTGCTAAAGTTGGATGTACCCATTGAAAGTCTATCATATCAGGTGCAAGTGGTGTATTATCAATCAGCAATGCTTTTTCTTTCTTTGCTTTAAGTTTCGCACCGAATCCTGACTTCACCTTGATGCCACGATATCCAATGTAGTGCCTTATTTGGTGTTCAGTTATCTTGTAATAATCTGCCCATTCAAGAGCAGTTTTCTCCATCGAATGTTCCATAATATATTCAAATACAATGGGTGTTTTTCGATAACCTGAATCCTTGCCTTTCAATCCATTTCTGTAAAAGAACTGGTGCATTGTTCGATACGTTACGTTCGCAATTTTCGCCCATTCCTTGTAGGTGTACTTGGTTGGATTTGCTTTGATTTGTTGTACTATTTCTATGTCCATTTTGTATGTTTTTTAATGTGTTATTTAATATGTGATAACTTGCACTACTAAGCAATGAGGCACTGCTTGTAGCTGACAGTTATAAGCAAGGTGGCTTAGGAAGTTCCATCCACCAAGTTTCATCTACGTTACAATGTTTTACCATCGAAGTTTCGTGAATAGAAATTGCCAAACTAACTTGGCTATCATTCATTATTCTATAAATCAAAACTTTTTGCCCATTAAGTTCTACCGTTGGCAATTTCTCCGAACAAGCCACCCAGCTTATAACAGCAGGTTTATTCAATGCGGAGTTTTCGTTGTTATTGTTCATTTTTGCTTCTATTTAAGTTTTTACTAATTTGAAAGTTTTGTGATTCTAATTCCGCACTAAATAAACCTACGGAACGTAATCACTCCAAATATATCACCAACTTATCTTCATTGCTTTCTTCCTCATCAATCTCAAAGACTCCAAGAGGTACATTCTGAGATATGGCAATATGGAACAACCTATGGTCACGAGATGACTTTGGAACGCATACTCTATACGTCTTGCCTTGATAGTCAATCGTTGGTCTTGTGATGGTCAATACACCACCACGATACGATGTAAGCACTTCGGTAGTATGCAAAAAGAACGGATGTTGTGATGATACACGATAACTATGCTGATTAGTACTAAATACTATCTTGATGCAGTTAGGAGGTGTCATAGTGATAACGTATTATAGTATTCCCTTGCCTTAATAATCTTGCCTTGCAACTTCTCCATCAACACGGCATCATAGTCAAAGTTAAACACTTTGATACGCTTCTCAATAGGTAGTTCAAGTATGATGTCATTGTTACGTTGAATCTGCTGACATTGTGCGATGTAATCTTCGTTCTCATAGTTGCGTCCAAACTTCCACGCAAGTCTTTCGCACTCGGCTATAACCATCTCCTTAGTGTTAGGCACAAGCGCATAAATTAACCGATACTTATGCACTCCAGTTAACTTCATATAGCATTGCGCCTGTACTTCATACATCGTAGTTGGTTCGGCTTCAAAGAACGTACGCAATGACCAAGAAGTCTTGATGTCTTCCACCGCATCAGTTAGTATAATGTCAGGTGTACCAATGATGAACTCATCTTGTAACTTCTCACGATTCTTGGTTCTAAACGCACCGCCAAGCACATCTTGGACAAGTTGCATCGAATCCTGTTCCATTGCCAAGCCTTTGTCCATATATTCGTTATTGACGAATTCACGATAGCCGTACTCACCTTGTAACCACATTGCTTCGACTAATGTCTTAGCGGTTGCTGACAAGTTACCTGCGTCTTTATCTGCTTTTAATTTCGGTTCAGTTAGTAATGCACCACTACTTGATGCCCTGAATAGTAATTGCTTATCCATTGAGTAACGCCTCCTTCGTGTAGTATTGTGATGTTAAACCAAGTGTTTGCGCCACATCACGAACCGATGACAAGTCGCTAAGATTTAAGCATTGTTCAATGAACTTCGATACCCTTTCTTTCTCTTTGGCATCGTTAATCTTATCGTATGATAACAACTCCGTATCTCCTGTAAACGCTATCACATCTTTTCGGTTAAGGTTCGCACCAAACAAATCACCGAAGTGGTCACAAGCGTCCTTGATAGCGATTGTCTTAGCGATTGGTAGTGCCATCATTACCGCACCTTTACCCACGTTTGACATATCCATCTGCAATGAACCGCTACCTGCTTTAGTTTGTAGTTCCTGCGCCCCAACTCCATCGTGGAATTCCATCGTATTTGTAGCAGGATTCAAATAATGTACCCTAACTGTCACCTCAACCGCATTCATCAGCATCCCAGTCTTCAGCACCTCAATAGAATACTTTTTAAAGCATCTACGAAGCAGATATTCGACCTTATCAATCGGCAGGTAGTTATACCCCTTGATGAATGGATGTTGTTTTACCCAAGCACTCGGTGGCGGTGTAGCCAATACCACGTTGAGTTGCTCAAGTGGTATTGCTACGTCTAATTGTTTAAATAGCGAAGTTATAGTCGGCTTAGTTGCCTTGACTAAGTTGGTGTTATTAGTCATTGTTACCTCCTTCTCTTTCGCCTACATAATCACTACCTTCGTGGACATCATCTTCACGTTCACGCATACGTTCAACTTCGGTCATTGATGATAATGTTTGGTAAGCAAGTAATTTCGCTTTTGTAATAACTTGTTCAGCAATAACAATCGCATCTAGAAATTCATTTTTTGTAGATGGAATGTAGCCTTGTTCAAGATGCCATTCTAATCCAAGATTGCTTACTTGAATGTCTCGCAAAGAGACTACATTAATAGATTCTTTTTCGTTTAGCCATAGTTGTTTAAATATTCCGCTTGGCGATTGCAGGAACATTGGGAATTTGTGTTGTGTTTTCATTGTGTATATAATTTTTGTAAAAGTAATTAATTTTTTAATACGAA